GGAACGTGGGCAGCGTTTAAACGTGAGCACCACCTAGAGTACTTCAACGGAAAATACGACAACGTAACCTTTGCCGTTGAAATTCAGGAACTTGTGACATACATTGTTCACAATGAAGATTGAAAAAGTTTGCACGCCCCATTTGTATTTTGTAAATTAGCCCAGCAATGACAGCGACAATAGAATTCTTACAAGCCCGCGTAGAAGCGATGGATCGTGAGGTACGTAAATACCGTAAAGACCGCGAGATCATCATGTCAGCATTAGCGCGTCATATCCAAAACCGGAACCATCTGGAGGAAGGATCTGAAGCGGCGAAGGACTTTGCCAAGCTGACGTTGAATCATGAGGTCATATATCATGAGAATGAATTAATTAAATACGAATGGAATTATGAGTCAGTACCAGTTCAAGACAACGAACATCAAGGGTAAGCAATACGTTGAAGTAAACGAGCGCGTAAAAGCTTTCCGTCAACTGCCAGAGTTTAAAGGCTTCGGCATCTCAACAGAACTTCTCCACCTAGACAGTGATAGCTGTGTAGTACGTGCTACGATCACAGACGCTAGCGGTGTGGTCACAGCTCAGGGGATGGCGCAAGAGGACAAAGCATCTAGCATGATCAACAAGACCAGCTACGTAGAGAACTGCGAGACATCCGCAGTGGGACGTGCGTTAGGTTTCCTTGGGATCGGAATAGAAACGTCTATTGCAACAGCTGATGAGGTAAACATGGCAGTGAACAAACAGCAGTACGTTGCTCCAGCTCCAGAGTCTGACGTGTTCGGACAAGCTGTTAGCTACGTAAAGAATCAGCCTGACAAGGAAGCGCGGCAGCGTGCCTACGAGGCTGTGATTAAGAAGTACGGATCTGATTGGACACAGAAGCAGAAAGACGCCATACTTAAATTCGTTAAGTAATGGAGTTTGCTAATAAGCTTTTAGAGCGTACCGGTAAAGGGTACTTGAGCTACAGCGCCCTGAAGTATGCCGCAGATGGAGGAAGACAGCAGGACATGAAACTGTTTGAGCTGTACATGAAAGGTCTCCTGAAGAAGGAGAGCCCAGCGATGGCATTCGGATCATTGTATGACTGTATGCTGTTGGAGCCTGAGAAGGCAGATGAGAGATACCATGTTATCTACGACCAGCCTAAGATGGATGAGATCGGAGGCAAAAGCCCCAGATCTACAAAGGTCTACAAAGAATGGCGCGAGGAGGAGGAAGCTAAAGCTAAAGCCTCTGGTAAGATTCTAGTGGCAGAAGAAGATATGGATCGTGTAATAAACATGGTCAACAGACTGGATGAGTCCGAGATCGTAAACCCCGTAACCGGAGAGATTGTACCGGTGCGTTACTTCCTGACAGGAAAAGTCCAGCAGGAGATCATGGGTTGGATTGGCGACATCCCAGTGCGTGGATTCTTAGACGTACGTAATGAGAACTTCATTACAGACTCAAAGAGCACCCGAAGCTTATACGGGTTCCGTTACGATGTACGGAGCTTTGATTACGACATACAGGCATACATATACACACAGCACGAGCAGATGCAAGACTTCTACTGGGTTGTTCAGGACACGTCAAGTCCTCACTTGTGTGGTGTATACAAAGCCTCAGAACTTACATTGCAAAGCGGAGCCGATAAGTTCCACAGCGCAGTGAACAATATTCGTCGGTGGCTGGATACCCCGACGAAGGACACGAGCAGTTTCGCACTGTTCGGGGAAATTTAATCATGTTTAATCCTTAATCCCTGTACCATGGCTTACGAAGAAAAAAAGCAGTACAAGAACGATGGCGTCCTTATGGGCAACGTCCAGTCACCAACCGTCCGTTTCAATGTCGGTATTACTACAGATCAAGCAAAAGATCTGTTGAACTACGCCAACGACAAAGGATGGATCAACTTCAATGTTGAGTTCACCAAAAACGGCAAGGCTATCTGTAAAGTCCTTGACCCGCGTTTGCGTGACGCCGCTGCACCCGCAGCTGCTGGTGGCAATGATCTGCCGTTCTAATTAATGGGGGGCTTCGTGCCCCCCTATTTAAAACTTATTATGGGAAGACCGATTTACTATATGCAAGTAAAGATTTCGTATAGACAGGCAAATCGGGTAACTGGAGAGCGCCGTATCTGGCTGGTAAGCAAGTACACTAAACTGTCTGACATCAACAAGTACAAGACAGAGTGGATTGCCAATTACTACTGGAACGCTAGCAAAAAGAAACCAGATATACTTGTTACCGAAATCCTTGACATGAAACAAGTTGGAGAATCAATAAACGATGACTAGCGAAGACAAAATCAAACAGATAGGCATGAGCGTGGTAGACCTGCTCATTGAGAAAAACAAAGCCTATGGAGACAGCGCCCTGCGCCCGGCAAACATATTTGCCAAAGGAGACGCCGTAGAGAACCTGTGCAGTCGGATTGACGATAAGCTTATGCGTATCAAGAACCGGGGCATAGACGACCAAACAGAAGATACGGTCCAAGATCTGATTGGATATTTAATTCTATTACAAATCGCACTACATGAAAGAAATAATCAACGCCAATGTAACGGCAATACAGAACATCAGGGAGACGGAGGATCTACACTACATAACGCTTGGACAAGCACTAGCACGTATCCGGTCCGGGAGGAGCAAATCTATAGTTGAGCAGGTACGACAAGGCAATAAGAAAGCTAAGCTGGACCTACCGGTTGTATTCTTTTCCGGTGAATTTAAAACACGTACAGACGATGGTCTGTTCCAACACAGCGGGATCATTGTCCTAGACTTTGATCACCTTGAGTCCCTAGATGATGTAAGAAGCCAAGTAGCCGTAGATCCATACACCTATGCAATGTGGGTGAGCCCATCAGGTAATGGAATCAAGGTTCTTGTTAGAGTTAAGTTCCCAGAACGACACAGAGATCATTTTAGGGGTCTCACAACATACTTCCAGAAGCAATACGGTCTGGAGTTAGATCAGTCAGGTATCAATGAATCCAGAGCTTGCTTTGAAAGCTATGATCCTGATCTAGTATTGAACGAAGAAGCCCAGATCTTTGCTGGGATCATCACTGAGAAGGCTGAGCACCAAGTAGCAAAGCAACGCCCTCAGGAATTTACAGATTATCGTAAGCTCGCAATTGCCGCCCGGATGATTCAGAAGGCGGAGGACGGACAAAAGCACTCTGCATTGCGGAATGCCGCTGTCCTGTGCGGGGGATATATTGCTGTTGGATTACTGGAAGAAGACGAAGTAGTGCGCGTACTATTCCGGGAGATCTCAAAGCGTGATATAGACTCCGACGACTCTGCACGGAAGACCATCCGGGACGGCATTGAGCACGGAAAGCAGATGCCCATCAATGAAACAATTGAACGGGAGAAGACTATAATCAAGGAGATTGAGCTGGAGGAGATGGACATGGACTTTGTCAGCTCCGACAATGATGACTATGATTGGATTGAGCGCTTTGTATCCGGGGAGATACAGGTGGGTCTAGATACCGGGAACGCACAGCTGGATAGATACTTTCGCTACAAACGTGAGCTCGTGATCTTCAATGGTCACAGCAACGTAGGTAAGACCACTGTCGTTCTTTACATGGTGCTCAACAGCGTCGTCCGCCACGGGTGGAAATGGTTGATCTACAGCGCTGAGAATAAAACAGCACTGATCAAGGTCCGCCTAATGGAGTTTCTGGTGAACCGTAAGATTGACAGCATGACGCACCAAGAGCGTAAGCTGGCATTCAAATGGGTGCAGGATAACTTCACGATCATCAGCAACCACGACATCTACAGCTACAAGGATCTGATCCTCATGTGTGAGAAGGTACGCCGCAACCAGAAGCTGGATGGGTTCCTGATTGATCCGTACAACAGCTTAAAAGTTTCCATGAGTGGAAACACAGGCATAAGCACGCACGAATACCACTATGATGCAGTTTCTGAGATCCTAACGTACGGACAGGCTAACGATATAGCTATGTGGGTCAATATGCACGCAGTGACAGAAGCCCAGCGACGCAAGGGAAATGATGGGCTCGCAGTTGCTCCATACGCAGAGGACACTGAAGGTGGCGGTAAGATGATCAACCGCTGCGATACATTCATCACGATTCATCGGAAAATCCAGTCACCTGAACACCATGTACGTACAACAGCTGAGATCCATGTACGTAAAATACGTACGCAGGAGCTGGGTGGTGAGCCTACACCAATAGATGATCCGTTCTTGCTTCGCATGAATTCAGCACGCACTGGATTTACCCCAGTAGTTGGAGATGAGATCTATAAGCCTATACCCCTGACTGTCAAAGAACAAAGAGAAAAAAATAGCTTGCAACTGTCAGATATTACCCCTAGCTTTGATTTAAACATTTTCTAGTGAAAAAACTGAAGCGCACAGCGAGAAAAACAGGCGCCGTCAACCACAAAAAGATAAAGGTAGGCGGCGTGGAATTCTCGTCGGCACTTGAGAAGTATTGCTACAGCCAATTAAAAAGCGCAGGACTGGACTTTGGGTATGAGTCAGACAAGTTTGAAGTATTGAAATCAACGGTGTATACCGGCAAGTACTACAAGAGCTCACCGAAAGCTAGCACCCTAGCTGATAAGCAGGGAAAGAAAGTGTTGGCAGTCACCTATACACCAGACTTCGTATCACATACCCATAAGTTTATTATTGAGACGAAAGGATACGTACCGTCTCAGCATAGCTTCCCCATCCGGTGGAAGCTTTTTATGCAGCACCTTCAGTTAAATGGCATGGGTGACTATATGCTCTTCCTTCCGAAGAACAAAAGTCAAGTAGACGAAACCATTAAAATCATAACAGATGCTATTACCCATGACTGATAAAGAACTAAGCGAGTGCTACTTCCGTGGCACGTCCAGAGCCGGACGCGTAATGGAGGAGCTTTACGAAGACCTGCACGACGCGCTAGGAAACCCCATTGACGACATTGATCTTGTCAACCTAAAGGTTAACGATGCGATCAAAAAAGTCAGGCTAGAGGTTGACATAATTAAAACAGCAGTAGAGGAAAAATCAAAAAAGGATGACCATTATTTTTATTGAAACGCTTCACGGGGTCAACTACCACAGGCTTCTAGTTCCATTCCTTCGCATGAAGGACAAGGGACAGATCAACCTGCACGTAGTCAGCGATCCCTTTGAGCTATTGGATTTTAATTTAGAACACGTAGACAACTTTGTAGTATCCCGCACCCTGTACGCTAAGATTGAAGGGGTCAAGCTATTTCGGACCAGACTAAAAGAGGCTGGAGTTAAGCTGATCGTAGATCTAGACGACTACTGGGAGGTGCGCAAAAGCAACCCTATCTACAGCAAGTGGCAGGGTCAAGATGGTTTTGGTAACGCCATCAAGAGAACGATACGAGCAGCGGACGAGATCTGGACACCTAGCACCATCCTTGCTAAGCAGATTAAGCTTTACCTGAACCCAACAGCTACAATACGCATTGTACCTAACGGCATCAACCCGGACGAGGATCAGTGGAGCACAGATAAGATCACCGGCAAGAACTTATGGTTTGGATACACAGGAGCCAGCTCGCACATGGAGGACATCCAAGAGCTAGCACACATTGACTGGGATAAGTACCAAACCCTAGCGGTGAGAATGCGCCACGTGGACTACGAAGGGCTATTAAAGACCAACCTGACCTTTGATCCATTCAGCATATGGGAGTACGGCACGCTCTACCAGCGCATGAACGTATCACTGGTGCCCCTGAGAGACAACAAGTTTAACAGAATGAAGAGCTCACTGAAGGTAGTAGAGGCTGGATTTACCAAGACAGCAGTCATCGCCAGCAACGTGAGCCCATACAAGGAGCTAGTAGAACACGGCGAGACCGGGATCTTGTGCTCCAGCAAATTGGAATGGGAGGACGCAGTGGCTTCCATGACCAAGAAAGAAGCCAAGCGCCTAGGTGAGAACCTGTATGAGCGTGTACGGGAGGAGTATCACATTGATACCATCAACGAGGAACGATTAAAAGGATTGAATCATGCCCTATCTAACGTGTAAGAACTGTAAGAGGATCATTGACGAAGTGCTACACACCAATGCGCTATTGTTTGCTAACCTTGGAGCCAGCTGCTCAAGGACGGCGTACGAAAAGGCAAAGGTGCAAGAGCGACAGAACCTACGTGCTGTACGTAAGCATGACCCAGAGATGATTGACAGACTAGTAAAACTAACAGACTAATGGATCATGCCCCTGTAGCTCAATGGATAGAGCAACAGCCTTCTAAGCTGTCGGCTACAGGTTCAAGTCCTGTCAGGGGTACTAAATTTAATTGAGATGCCAACTTACAAGAACAAAGAAACTGGTGCTGTACGTGTCTTTAGCAGGACGCGTACCTACATCAATGACGACGGCACAAAGAGAGAGGTGGATGTAACAACAGGAGAAGACATCACCTTGGACTGGGAGCTTGTCGTAGAAGGATCCGGATACAGCAATGTAACAGCTAAGAAGAGCCCTAAAGATGGATACGGAACACGTTAAGACCTGCAACTCTTGCCACCGTGAGCTACCGGTAGATAGGTTTAGCCCACAGACAAAGAATGGAGTATTCGCATACTACAAGGGACGCTGCAAGGACTGCTATGTAACATACCGCAAGCAGCGAGCCGATAAAGGAACACC